ACTGAATAAGCAGAATGATGCGGTATATTATCTGAAGGATGGCACAACCACGGAGATCATTTACGGAGGTGCAGCCGGTGGAGGAAAATCGGCGTTGGGTTGTTTATGGCTCATTGAATGCTGCCAAATTTATCCGGGTTCACGTTGGCTGATGGGCCGGTCGAAGTTGAAAACCCTGAAAGATACCACATTGAAAACATTTTTTGAATTAACGGCGAAGTTGGATCTTAACTCGCAGTATAATTTCAACGCTCAATCGAATACCATCACATGGGCAAACGGTAGCGAAATAATTTTGAAGGATTTATTTTTGTATCCATCCGATCCGGAATTCGATTCTTTGGGATCGTTGGAGATCACCGGGGCATTCATTGACGAATGCAATCAATTAGTTTATAAGGCATGGCAAATTGTGAAATCACGAATTAGATTTAAGCTGAAGGAATTCGGGTTGGTTCCGAAATTATTGGGAACGTGCAACCCGGCAAAGAATTGGACTTACAAACAGTTCTACGTACCATACAAAAAAAAGGAGTTGAAGCAATCCAAACGGTTCGTGCAGGCATTACCAACGGACAATCCACATTTACCGGAATCTTATTTGAATTCGCTTCTGGAATTGGATAAGAATTCGAAACAGCGATTATACTACGGGAATTGGGAATACGATGATGATCCATCGACCCTGATCGGGTATGATGCAATTGTGGATTATTGGAATGGAAACCATGTGCAGGAAGGCGAAAAAACATTCTTGACCATAGACGTTGCAAGGAAGGGAAAGGATAAAACCGTGTTCAGGATTTGGCGGGGATGGGTATGCGTGGAGCGGTATGCGATGGCGGTTTCTCTATTGGATGACATTGTAAAGACAGCGAAGGAATTTCAGGCGAAGTACGGAATATCACATTCCAGAACGATAGCGGATGAAGATGGCGTGGGCGGTGGCGTTGTTGATTTCCTTCGATGCGAGGGGTTTGTTAATAATTCCAAAGCATTGAATGGGGAAAATTACGAGAATCTGAAATCGCAATGCAGCATATTAATGGCGAAGCAGATACATTCCAGGAAGGCAATGGAGCGATGCCATGACACGAATATAATTGATATTGTGAGCGAAGAAATGGAGCAGATTAAAATCAAGGACATCGACAAGGATGGCCGGTTGGGGATTGTTCCGAAGGATAAAATTAAGGAGATAATTGGTCGTTCACCTGATGATTGGGATTCGATTATGATGCGTTATTATTTCGAGTTGGTAGAAACCGAATTTTATTTTGATTAATTATTTTCGTTATTTTTGTTCATATACCAAAAAAAAATGGGTTTATTTTCTCGATTTTTCAAACTTGACAATCACGAACGGCAATTAATTTGGAGGATGTTCGGCAGCTTTAAGGCCAATTCATTACTGACAAATAACGCTTCGTACCTAGAACAGGGCTACGAAAAGAACGTGGATGTGTATGCAGTTATCCGAAAAATCGTTGATCTTACGAATGATGTTCCGTATATCGTGGAAAGGAAAACCCCGGAAGGGTGGGAACTTTTCGAAGATAATACGATCAGCCCATTGATGGAGAATCCGAACCCTGGGAAGAATTACACATGGAAAGACATCGATGAAATGATTCTGGTTTATTTGCTTGTGAACGGCAATTCGTACATGGTGAGCGAATCAGGAATTGGATCGAATATAATTGATGAAGTTGATATTTTGCCTTCTCCATTCGTTCAGGTTCAGACGAAGGACGATTTTTTTATGCCGATGGCGAAATATGTTTTCGAATTGAATCAGCAAAAAAGAATCTTTGAGCCGGAAGAAGTGGAGCATATCAAATTATTTAATCCTGCTTATACAAACGTGCAGGATTCATTTAATGGATTGAGTGCGATACAAGTGGCGGCGAAGGTTGTTCAGGTCGGGAATGATCGTTGGGATGCTCACGGTTCACTGTTGCAGAATCGGGGGGCGTTGGGAATTATTACGGATAAATCCAATAGGCCAATGACCCCGAACGAAACGGATCTTGCACAAAAGAGATTAGATGATCGAATTGCGGGGACGGTTCAGAATGGTAAAACCATAATGACGAACAAAGATTTGAACTTCATTAAATTGGGAATGTCATCGACGGACTTGCAATTGGTGGAATCAAATGTTGTGACGCTTCGATCGATTTGCAATGTGTTCTCAATATCGAGTTCATTATTCAATGATCCTGAAAGCCGGAGGAATAGCAACCGGAAGGAGGACGAAAAAGCATTGTATACGAACGCCATTATTCCAATAGCGGAAAGATTGGCGGCAAAGCATACGGGATACATTGCCCGGAACCATTACCCAATGGGGGACGTAAGAATCCGAAAGGACTTCAGCGAAATTGAAGCGTTGCAGGGGGATCAGAAAATGGAAGCGGAAAAGGATAAGACGGTTTTGGAAGGAATGCAGATCGTTTTATCGATGCCGATTGACCAGGAAAGCAAGATAAAACTATTGCAGGAAACCTACGATATTAGCGAAGAATTGGCGCAAAGCATTGTAATAACAGAAACACCGAACGAAAATGAAGGGACTATTTAAAACGAAAAACGTTGAATTGAGCGTTAAGGACATTGACACTGCCGGGAGGCGTGTAAAAGTGGCATTGTCTAAATTCGGAAACGTTGACAGCGATGGGGAAGTTATTACACGGGGGGCATTCTCGAAATCGATTCAGGAACGAGGCCCAGAATCCCAAACGAATCGAAAGGTTAAATTCCTAAGATACCACGATTTCGAGCATCAAATTGGCGTTTGGAAATCATTAGAAGAAACGGCCGACCATCTTGTTGGATGGGGAGATTTGGGAAGAAGTACGAAGGGCGAAGATGCTTTTTTGGATTATCAAGATGGATTGATAACAGAACATTCGATCGGGTTTATCAGTGTACCGGACAAAATTCAAGTTCTGGAAAGCGGAATAATCGAATTGAACGAAGTATTTTTGTTGGAAGGTAGTGCGGTAACATTTGGAGCAAATTCAGAAACGCCGGTATTCAGTGTATCGGGAAAGGATCAATTTTCGGTTGATTACTTGGATAGGCTCAATAAAAAAATGGAAGCATTGTTGGGAGCATTAAGAAATGGAAAAGGAACGGACGAGCGATTGGAAACCATCGAAAACCAATTGCGAGTAATCCAAATGAAATATAATTCACTTATTAATTTTGAGCCGGAAAAGGTTGATCCACTTGAAGATAATGAGCCGAATCAGAAAAAAGAACAGAAACAGTTTTACTTAAATTTATTGAAATGACTTTTAAAGATTTTTTGGGTACTAAGGAAATTTCCGAGGCCCAATTTTCAGAAAAATCGGCCGAAGAAATGGCCGGATTGTACAATGAGTACAACGAAAAAACCAGAGAAGAACTATCCGCAGCCATTGAAGCGAAGGCATCAAAGGAGGACATCGATAGCCTGAAAAAATCACTTGAAGAAAACCAAGTGGAGCAAATGAAGGCGTTGAATGCTACGTTGAAGGAATACGGTGTGAGCATCAAAAAATTGTCGAAAGGCGTTGCCGGTGCTGCTTCTGAAGTGGTGAACAGCGTTAAGAAAGGATTGATGGATAACATCGATTCATTGATTGAAATGAAGGACAACAAATCGACCAACATTTCTTTTAAGGCAGTTGGCCCGATGTTGATTTCTTCCAATGTTTCCGGGGGCAATGTTCCGGTGGAACAAAGATTGATGGGATTGAACGAACTTCCTTCTCGTACAGTTCGATTATTAGACATCGTTACAAGAGGCACGGCAGAAAGCAATGTGATTTCCTGGGTATACCAAGCCAACAAAGAAGGCGCTGCCGGTGGAACGGCCGAAGGTGAATTGAAAAACCAGATTGATTTCGATCTAGTTGTTGATTCAGAAACCGTTAAGAAAAGAACGGCATTCATCAAGATTAGCGAAGAAATGTTGGGAGATATTTCATTCATGGAATCAGAGATCAACAATGAATTGATGCGTGAATTGCTCAAGGATGTTGAATCCCAGGTGTATGAAGGCGATGGAACGGGTACGAATCTGAACGGTATCAAAACCGTTGCAAGTGCATTCGCTGCCGGTACTTTTGCCGGAGCAGTTGACAATGCGAACGCTGCGGATGTATTGACCGTTGCAGCAAATCAGATCAAGATTGGCGATTTCGTTGCTCCGAATTTCATTCTGATGCATCCTTCTGATGTTACCAATTTGAAATTAATCAAAACATCGTCCACGGATCGCAGATATGTTGATCGTTTGGCAATGATTGCCGGTCAAATGTCACTGGATGGAATGCCTATTATCGAATCAACTTTGGTAACGCAGGACGAATACTTGATTGGTAATTTCGACCTTGCCACGGTTTACGATAAGGGATCAATCCGAATCGAAGTTGGCCGAGATTCTGACGATTTCACCAAAAATATGGTGACGGTATTGGCAGAATGGCGAGGATTAAACCTTGTGAAGAACAACGATCGAGGGGCCTTTGTTACGGGTACTTTCAGCGTTGACGCAGCCGCTCTCGAAACTCCATAATTCGAGGGAATATGAACCGAAAAGAGGGATGGTGAAAACCGTCCCTTTTTTTTTCATAAATTTGTTAAAACGATAAAAATGGCAGAAAAAAAGAAACCATCGAACAAGGCAATGAAGGCAAAGCCAGAAAATAAAAGCGAAGCCAAACCGAAAAAACCTGCAAAAGCGAAAACGGATTGGAGCAAATTGCCTCCACTTGTCAAGATTATTGCGACCAATGGTAAACACATGAAAGCCGGACAGGAATACACGGTGACAAAAGAAACTGCGAAAATATTGGTGGACAAAGGTTCGGCCGAATTAAAGAAATAAAAAATGGC